CGGAAACTTCTAGTTCCCCACCCACGTGCAGCATACTGGCGCCGTCATGCGTGTGCCAGTAAACTTCAGCAAGATCGTTGACCTGACTGCCTGTACCAGGATAGTAGGCTATTCTACCAGCCACTCCTGCCTGTACACCTCCACCAGCAACAATGGCTGCATTAACCCAATCACGATCAGCTAGGATTTTTCCAGCAGCGATATTGCCTGGATACACTCTCAGGGTTTGATTGGTGCTGTCGTAGAAAATTTCACCTGCAGTACCCACAAATGATTGAAGAGTAGTAGCGGGTCTAGCATTTAATCTAACGCTGCGTAACGGTATTTGACTCATGATTAGCTGTTCCAATGATTATTATATATTTAACCATCAGCGATAAATACTAATATGCAACAATACATTATTCCTATGGCCCGCAATCTCCGCACAGGACAAACAGTGAAATCACAGGATCTTTCAGGCGCAAGATTTATTCCTAGTCAGCGCAGAGAGTGCCGGTTGTTGGCTGAAAGATTGGCTGATCAAATGACTCAGCGTGGTCCAGATACCTGGCAACCTGTGATACAGCCTTACTCTGCTTGATTATCTGTACAGATAGTTTACTGTATCGGGGTTTTCTCTAAACACTTCCGCACCGTTTTTGAGGTGGAATTTGCGAGCCATTTCAGTCTTGGGGCTCAGAGTCACATAGGTATCAACTTCGGGATGTTCTTGACGAATCTGCTGCTGTGCTTCCTCAATCAATCTACGACCCGCACCCGCAGCATATGACCATATGGTATAGAACACAGCAGTATTGGTATGCACCGCTAGTTCAGCAAGCTGATCCACATTATGGGGAATGCCATCCAGGAACTTTACACATGTCACCGCCAAGGGCTCATCAGTAACATCATCTCTCAATACAAATATCTTTGAGTTTGAGTTCACACGGAATTCGGGCGTGAGTTCAGGTCTCACCGGGTCGTCTTTGATCAGTGTGAGCAGATTGTCTCGTAGGTCGTTGATGATATGTAGCATGATTGGGTTAAGTTATATGCGTATTTATTGTCAAATTCAAAAAACTGGGTTTTTGGTACAATCACTTGTTGACTGTGTAAATATTATAGTATATAATTAAACTTATATCAACCACAAGGAGTCCAAATGTTCGGAACAAATTACACTGGCGGTATCTCAGATTATCGCTCCGCAGAAGAAGTCAATGCAGCCATGGGGCGTGTCTACGGTCACATGAGCCTGGCAGTCGTAGTATCAATGTTGGTCAGTTACTGGGTAGGCACCACACCCGAGCTGCTGCAATTCTTTTTTACAGGGGTACTGAAGTGGATTGTGATCTTTGCACCTTTAGCTGCCATCTTTGGCGTGAGCTATGTGTTAGGTAACAATCCTACAAAACAAATAGCTCAGCTATGCCTACATGGTTTTGCGGCATTAATGGGTCTGAGCTTCGCAATGATCTTTGCTGTGTTCACCATGGGATCAATCGTTGGTGCCTTTATGGGTGCAGCCATATTGTTTGCTGTGATGAGCGGCTATGGTTACTTTACCAAACGCAGTTTAGACAGTGTGGGCAAGTTCATGTTTGTGGGATTAATTGCTATTGTGATCGCCAGTATTGTTAATATCTTTATTGGCTCAACGGTGATGCAGATGGTGATCTCCGCACTGGCTATTATCATCTTCTTGGGCCTAACTGCCTATGACACACAACAGATACGTGAAATGGTTTCAGTGGATACCAGTCCAGCTGTGGAAGTATCGGGTGCATTGACCCTTTACATGGACTTTATCAACTTGTTCTTGAATCTACTACAGTTGTTTGGTGGCAGAAAAGACTAGTCTAGCACGTTGGTCTGTTGTTCCAAAGAGAGCTCGGCATCTTCCAGCTCTCTTATTTTTTCGGTGATTTGATCTATAAGACCTAGATTGCGCAGGATCTTAAACACCACGTTCTCTACACTCCACTCCCCAGCACGATCTAATCCAGCTCTGCGCATGACTGTTATCTTGTCTTTGACTGTTCGTAATTTTTCTAGATCCTTGCTTAATAGAGCCTGTTCTACCTGACCCAGCATGCTGTCTTTTTTGGCTTCTACGGCTTGATCATCTAGATCGGGTTCTGTCTTTTGTGGCTTGATCAACCANGTGCTTTTTACAATGCTGTAGACACCTGTGCTGTGATGTGTTTCTGTTTCGCCTTGTACATAACACTCCACAGGCAAGACCTTTNACTGTGATATCGTGGTATTCTGCCCACAGTGCCTTTTTGGCAGTGAACAGCTCGCGTTGTTCATCTGTGACTTCACCTTCGATGATCACATGTAGATCAAGGTCGCTGTACTTGCTCCAGGTGTAGTTGGCGTTAGATCCAGTTATTGTGTAGTCTTTGATATCTAGATCTATGCCCACAAAATCCACAAAGGCCTTGGCGATCTCTATCAGTTTTTGACGTACTGCACTATCTAGTCTGCCTTCTTGCCACAGTTTGGGATTTAGATCTGCGTTTACCGTGACAAAATCGTTGTTTGAAAATTCTCTTAATCGCACATCAAACTCCGTAGCGATTACGTTTGGGCTTGGCCACAGGACTCTGCGTTTCTGTAGTCTTAGGCTCTCGACTGCCGCGATCAGCTAGTAATCGCCCCTTATGGCCGGTAGCTCGTTCAGCTGCATGTATGATCTCTTCTTCTTCGGGGGTATAAGCAGTGATCACAGCGTGTTGACCAGCAGGACCATAGGGTGGTTCTTCGTGATTGGCCATGGCAACACCAAATCTATAGACTTGATATCCATCTGAACTGGGCATGGTAGGAAACTCAAAAGCAGTACTCATTACCCGACTTTTGCGTTCGGGCATTTCTCGCTCAGTTATAAACTCTTTGGCTCGCATCCATTATTTAGCCCACATTAAGTGATAGTTAATCAATGCAGCATCGTCATAGAATTCCGCAGCCAATCGGCAATACATATCGTTGCGTAACAGCACCAATTGACATTTTTCTTTGGGCTGTGTAATAAGCCAATTAGTGTGATCTACTCCTATGGTCTTATGTACTTTGGGCCAATCTATTTCAATATCTTCACCTTCTGAGGGCAACCACTTCAGCAACTCAACTACTTTATTCTTCATCTGTGTTCATGCTATTTAAAATTTCACGTAGTTTTGTGCTTTCTACTTGTGCTCGTACCTTGGGTTTATCTAGGCTGAATCCGTCTTTGGGCTCTGCACGTTCCCAACCAGGCTTGCTGTCACTGGGTTCTTCACGTGTAGTAAGTTCAGTCTTGCGTTTGATCTGTTCAATAATGCTTGACCCGCCACGACTTGCGCCATTTGTGCTTTCTTGTTCATCTTCGGGCAAATCGCTGATTTTCAAACTTTCGAGATTGAACTCGAGATCAATCTTCATGCCCACACCGCTTGATGAACGAGTTTTCATTAACTGTAATTGATATCTACCACGCTCACGCATGGCACGGCTGGTAAAGATACCAAACACGTTATCAGCAGTTTGAATCTTAGATAATCCACCACTGATATGACTATGATCAAATTCAACTTCTTCAACAGCACCTCGATTCAACTGTGCCGCTGTCACAAACACACAGTTCTTTTCCACTGCTAGATTACGCAATTCTTCCGATACATACTTGTCTTTGATAAACAAGTCTGCTGGGCAAATCTTCTTGCTAAGTGGCATCAACAAGTCCAAATAGTCAACCAACAATACATCAACTTTCTTACCTACTTTGATTTCATATTCTTTTAGGTATGCACGAATGTCATTGGCAGTCTTGCCACTGGGCATGTACTTGACCTGTAATAGTCCGGATTTCTTGCCAATGATCTTGACTTTCATTTCAACATCGTCCAGATCTTTGAATATGTCTTTGGTTGCAATACCTGTAAGCATAGCATCGATACGCATGGATACTAGTGCTTCTGAAAGTTCTAGTGTTAGATAAACCACGTTCAATCCTGCAAGTGCAAAGTTCACACCTAGGTTAGCCAAGAACAAACTTTTACCTGCACCCGACCCACCTGCAAAAATATTCAGTTCTCCTCGATTGAAACCACCAAACAATCTACGATCCATGCTGGGCCAACCCGTGCTTACTTGTCCGTTCTTGTCTTTGATGCCCATCAATCTTCCACGGGGATCAGCAAAATAGTCTGTGCCCATGTCTCGAGCAAGTCCAATTTGCACAGCTTCTTTGATCAA